CCGCAGGAGCCAATGCTCTCATAGTATAGAAGCAGTACACATCTTTGGTATAGATGAGAAGTAGGAGCGTTACCTACTGAGAGCACCATATATAGATTAACAACAGTGGAGTGATCATGAATGTATTAGCATTAGATGTAGGTGGAATTCCTCGTCAATGGCTATCGTTCGAACAAGCGATCCTCTATCAGGCTAAAAATCAGGTAGCATGGTCGCTTGGAGATACGGTAGCAAC